TTGCTGTTGGCATTTTTTTACAGATACCCCCATATTGGTAATTTCTGGCAAGTAACCGGCTGAACTGACAGTATTTGGCAAATAGGTAGCTGAATTGGTAAATTATGTGTTCATAAATTGTTTACAAATTGTTCACAGATTGTTCACAGTTTGTTCACACATCCGGGGCGTGGGTGTGCTATACTATAGCTACAGGGAGAGGGAAAGGGTCTCCCGGAGAGTAACAGGGTCGGACAGGCTGGCAAAGCCTGTAATACAGGAACTACCAATTAGGTGGTTAGCATCGCTATGGATTAAATTGGAAAGAGGTAAAATTATGGTAACATTATACACAAGCGACAAACAGGTAGAAATTACCTATCAGAACGGCGATACCGTTCCATATTCCAATATCGCCGGTATCGGATACCGCCCCGGCAAACTGCTGATTATATGGAAAGATTACACTATGAAACAGGTTGACAACCCGGCAGACACCTATAAGCATATTGCTTGCCCCGGTCGTTTTGATATTGATATAGAATAAGGGGCATTGCCCCGGTTAATGTAGCCTTTGTCCGTCACAAGCCGGAATGTAAAATACAGAGTGGCCGAACAAATTTAAACAGAATTGAAAAAAAAAAGGAGAATTACAATGAACACCAACGAAAACAAGACCAACGAAATCATCACTGCTAACAGCAACTACATCACCCGCACATTTGCCGACACTCTCGTTAAGTTCACAAGGACAGCCCTTAAAGTAGAGAACGGCAAACCCACAATGTTCACGGAATCTATCGCCACTCAGTTCAAAGGCAAAATGACTATTGAACAGGCAACCGAAAAGCTTAACAAGGCAAATCAGGGTTGCGTTATCATTGTAGAAAGCTGTGAATACATCGAGGAATTGCGGGGTATGCTGGTTAGCGACTTCCTGAAATACAGCGTCCCGGTGCAGCGTCCCGCAAGTCAGAATAAAGAAAGCGGTGAGGGCTAATGCCCTCTCCCGCTTAATAATTTCAATAAAGGAGAATAATCATGAGAGTTACAAAAGAATATATTGAGAGTGCCCACGCTAAAGGCTGTTATGTAAGCCGTATGGATGGCACTATCTACCCCGCCACACCCCGCGCCACATTCTTAAACGCTGTTAATGAGCTAACCATCACCCGTCACGAACCCCTTAACTATTGCAAGGCCGATATTTGTTATTGTGATTACAGCGAGTTCTTTAAGTGCCACCCCATCCTACTCCGTAGCTACTCTACCTTTGTAGCCGTTTACATCCCCACCACCGACCGCCTATTCATATTCAACTATTATAGCCCCACCACTTCCCAGCACATTGCAAAGTTTAATCTATGGCTAAGGAACCACTTTTATAGAGTCCTTAACTTCTCCATGTACCGCAGAGTTAGAGATAAGCAAGGTTCTCATATTGAGTATGAGCCATTTATCCCATTTGTGAACGAATAAGGAGGTTAATCAAATGCTATACGATACCATTATCCCGGCCATTGGTTTTCTTGTCATCGTATTCGCAATCTACGCATACGGGAGGAACGCATGATTAACTTTAACTATCTCCGCTGGTGCATTGAGAACATGAGACGAGGGATTTATTCCCCTCTTTTGGTTGAGAAAATCCTTGCTAAAACCCACCACTTATACACCAAAGGCAACCTTACCGTTAAAGAATATCGCTGGCTGCTGATGGAATGTGAATCTTTTCTTAGGGGTGATTAAATGAAATACTTTGTAGAATCTTATAAATGCTATCCTGATGTTGACACACTATTTATTGGATTTACATTGGGTGCAAAACGCATTTTCCCATTCAACGACAAACAGAAAGCATTTAGATTTGCTGTATGTCAAGCTGCCATGAAAGGGTCGGCGCTGGTGACTGACTCTAACCATAATAGAATTTGCGCACTAAATAGCACCGAAAGTTATGTGTTTTATTGGTTTAACTATGATTCAGGCTGCCTATTGATTAAAGATATAAGGAGCGATTAACAATGATTATATCAACAGATATAAAGCCCTGTACTCTGTGCGACTTCTCATTTAACGGTTGCTACCCGGAGTACAATCTTGAGGGCATGGCATATTGCAAATATTGTAGAGTTGGCACAGTACCGTTTGCTTGGACACAGGTTAAAGAGTGCAACCCACTTTCCTGTATCCGTAAAGACTGCAATCACGCATAAGGAGGAAAATAAATGGAGATTTTAAGTGGTTTCTTGGTATTTGCATTATGCGTAGCGTGTTTAGCGCTTGTCGTTCTGATAGTTATTATGATAATATCATTTATTAAAGACGAAATATGAAAGGGGGTGAGATTATGACTGTATGCTCTATGAAGTCCAATAAAGGATTTGTCCTTGGTTACAAGTTCGGCTTTAACGGTAGACTTAACGCACAGCAGGTTAATGTTGACAGCGATGGTTCAGGATTCTTCATTTACTCTATCGGTTTTTCCGAGTTCGTTCCTGCAAGGAAAATGAACCGTTATTCCTTTATTGAATCGCTGGAAACAGGCCACAGGATGTACAACATTAAAGGCAGTTGGGTAGGTGGTGACTGATGGCTCTCTTTCATAACACCGTATTCTTAACCCTACTTGTCTGCACAGGATTCGCCACCATCGTATTATTCATTTGGGCTTTAATCCTTAAAGTGATAACCCGCCTGAGGAGCCGTAAACGGCGAAACGGAGAGGATTAAACCTCTCTGTCGTGGGATTAACCAACAGCATATTACAACAAAACTTTAATTAACAAAGGAGATTAAATCAAATGGCTATGATTACCCGCACTATCGTTAAGGACACCACCATCACTTTCCGTACCGTTATTGACGGTGAAACTTCCGCTCCGCAGTCCATCACTGTTGATGGTATGGTTGGAAACCCTGCTGCTATCGTTAAGAAGCAGCTCGGCCTGAAGAAAACCGACAGCGTTATCATTGATGCTTTCGTTGAGGATTCTCACCTGTTCGGCTGCACTGTTGAGGAGTTCCTTTCCGTGGCTCACATGATTGAGAAGTAAGTTCACCCATTAACATCATTTAATTAAAGGAGATTATCACATGAATAACACCGTACTGACTGACCTGAACAATGCTGAATCCTACTGCTCCATTAAGGGCGATAGCCGTGAAGCTCTCGTAGCTATGTATAACGCCATTAACAGCCCTGACCACAAGCTGTCCGACTTTGTTGGCAAGAAGCTGAACATTAAGGACATTTCCATTGAGCGTGTCGAGAACCTGAACGAGGAAACCGGCGAGATGACTGCTAACGCTCGTGTGGTTCTCATTGACGAGAACGGCGAAAGCTACACCTGTGTTTCTTCCGGTATCTACTCTGCCATTAAAAAGCTGGTCGCCGTATTTGGTGAGCCTACTTGGGAGCCCGCCCTGCCTGTTGAGGTTCAGAACCTTAGCACCAAGAAAGGCCGTAAGACCATGACCCTGAAAGCTATCTAATAGAAAGTAAAAAATGATCGTATAAAACAAAGCCCCTGTGTTAATCCCACCGCAGGGGCAATTTTAACTTTAGGAGGTTTATATGGATTTTACTGATGTACTTAATGCTTTATGGCAAGGTAATTATGCTGAATATAAATTGCTAAAGAAATATCTTGGATTGCAATTCTCTGAATGTATGAAAAACCTTGAAATGAGTAGAATTGCTCGATGGTCTAAAAATGGAAACGGTCAAGACATAACAGTTATGTTTAGATGTAAAGGGGCAGTCGGAGAGTATTGCCTTACAGAGCGTGGGCTTATAAACATTAAAGATATTTAAGGAGGAATTAAAATGACAGTTGCAAAAATATATCTAACTATGATGGATATGCTGTTAGACTATTTAGAAATTGAAAAAGAAACACTGATTGAAAAAGATAGTGACAATAACTTGTTGGGCTATTATAAACTCGCTGAAGAATACATTAAAGATAGAATGGCAGAAGAACTATCGTTAATGTTGTGGAGACTTGAATTTGATTTGCAACAAAAAGCAAAAGAGGAAAGAGGTTTTCCAAAACAAGCGTATGATAATATTTTGCCATTGTTTAAGCTGGCGAAACAGGATGCTATTGATATATGCCTAAAATAGGAGGTAGTAATATGATTAAGACCGGCATTGATATTAGTTATGCCAACAACACCTACTCCAAGATAGACTTTAAGCAGGTTAAAGCAGCCACCGATTTTTGTATCATCCGTGTGGGCTATCGTGGTTACGGTGACGGCACTCTTAAAGAGGACGGTTGGTGGAAGTATAACCTTAACGGTTGCATCGAGAGAGGTATTCCCTTTGGTGTTTACTTCTTTACGCAAGCAATCACAGAGGAAGAAGCCAAGGAGGAAGCTTTGTTCACCCTTGAAAGACTTAGAGGATTAGAGGTTGACTATCCTATTTATATCGACACGGAGGAGAGTGGCCATAGGCAGAACCTTGGCAGAGCAGATAGCCTTGACCCTATCACACGCACAGCTTGCGTTAAAGCATTTTGTGAAACGGTTGAGGAAGCTGGTTATTACGCGGGTATTTACTGTTCGGAAGCTTGGATGAACAATAAGCTGATAATGGCAAACCTTAAGGCACACGATTTTTGGATTGCCAACTGGAACAGAAAACCTGTTATACCCTGCGGTATGTGGCAGTATGGTGCTAAGGGACTGTGTAATGGTATCAAGGGCTTTGTAGATGTGAACAAGAGCTTCAAAGATTATCCTGCCATTATGAAGAACAATAACCTTAATGGTTACAGCGCCGGCGAGAATGTATGGCAAGTTACCATTTGGGGATTGACTGACGAAGAATATGATGAAGTTTGTCAGTGGCTTAAAGAAAAAGATTTTCCGCACGATGATAAGAAAGTAAGGGAGGAATAATCCATGGCTATCTCTGAAGCTGAAAGAGCCAGACTTCAAACCAAGATTAAAGAGCGAAACAAGATGGCACGGTGGATTAACACAAACCTAAATCCTACTTCCAAGATAAGAACTATCAACCCTGCTGAAACCGTAAGGAAGTTAATGACACAGGACGATGCGGATTCATTGGAGCGTTCCCTTGATGCATTTATGGAAGCTCCGAGAGAGTTAAGCTATCGTAACAGAGCTTCTTATTCTATGAACGAACAGGCAGAACTTATGGTTCTTGGTAATGAAAGCGAACGCAGGGGCAGAGAAAAGATTGAGGAAGTTAAAGAGTGGATAAACGAAAAGGGCGTAACCATGGGGGGCAATGTGTCTAATGTTGACCCGGTTCAATGGATGGATAAATTCAGCGAGAGGGTATACACATACAAAGACCCTGAACGATTCCGCAGCCAGTATGATTATGATAAGTGGAAAGATAAGATGTACGATAAGGCTCTTAACCTTGATGAAATGAAACGGATGGAAGCCTACAAGAAAACATATCTTGAGACCTTTGAGCGAAATGTGGTTAAAGAAATTGACAAGGAGATTAAAGGTTCAGCAAGGAGAGAAGAAGCCAAAGATATTTTGAACGCTCTTAAACAGCTCTCCCCGGAGGAATTTCAGTACGGTTATTACACTGACCTGTTAGGCGATATTTCTTTCCTCTATCCTGATAAAACAACTGATGCAGAATATGAGGTTGCGATTGGTGTTAAAGATGTGTTTGGTATTAGCTTCTGAAATACACGGGTGACTTTGAAACTACAACAGATAAAGAGGATTGCCGAGTGTGGGCATATGCTCTTTGTGAGATAGGGGGTGACTATGCTACTACGGTTGGGAACTCTATTGACGATATGTTTGATAGAATATCCTCAGCTAATAACACACTGTACTTTCACAACCTCAAGTTTGATGGTGAGTTCATAATCTATTGGCTGTTTCGTAATGGCTACACCTTTGTTAAAGATGCTAAAGAGTTAGAAGAAAAGACTTTTACTACTCTTATTAGTAACATGAATGTGTTTTATACTATCACTATCTGTCACAAGAAAAGCGGACGAAACAAAATCTGTACTAAGATAATAGATAGCTTAAAGATTATTCCGTTTAGTGTAGAGGAAATAGCCAAGAGCTTCAAACTGCCTATCTCTAAACTTGAAATTGATTATAAATCTAAGCGTGAGGTTGGTCACATTTTAACAGAGCAGGAAACCGAATACATTAAGAAAGATGTACGCATAGTTGCTATGGCTCTTAGCACATTGTTTGGTGAGGGGCTGACAAAGATTACTCAAGGCTCTAATGCTCTTGCAGACTATAAGAAAATCATGGGCGGAGAATTAAAGTTTAGATATAAGTTCCCTGCTATTAAGGAGGATGATGATGTAATTATTCGTAAGGCATACAGAGGGGGATTTACCTATTGTAACCCAAGGTTCCAAGGAAAGAAGTTAGGCAAAATTTCTGTGTTCGATGTAAACAGCCTTTATCCGTCGCAGATGTATAGCAGACCTTTACCATATGATACACCTGTAAGGTTTGAGGGCAAGTATGAGAGCAATCCTGTTTATCCTCTTTATGTTCAAAGACTTAGGTGTGAGTTTAAGGTTAAGAAAGGTATGCTCCCTACCATCCAGTTAAAGAACACTCTTGGTTTTATTCCCAACGAGTATATCACAGACACGAAAGGCGAAGATGTTATTCTTACTTTGACAAGTGTAGACCTTGAATTGCTGTTCACTCACTATGATGTGTATGTGTATGAATACCTTGGCGGTTACATGTTCAAATCCAAGACAGGTATGTTCACAGAATATATCGACAAGTGGATTAAGGTAAAGCAGGAAGCAACCATAGAGGGTAACGCTGGTATGCGCACACTTGCTAAGCTAATGCTTAACGCTCTTTACGGGAAGTTCGGATTAAAGATAAGCTGCCGTTCCAAGATACCGTACTATGAGGGAGATAAGGTTATCTACCGTGACGGCGAACCGGAGAAGCGTGACCCTATTTACATTCCGATGGCTTGCTATATCACAGCGTGGGCGAGATACACAACCATCACAGCAGCACAGAAAGTATATGACAGATTCATCTACGCCGACACTGATAGCTTACATTTAATAGGTCACGAGATACCTGACAATCTTGATGTTGACCCTGTTAAATTGGGTGCTTGGGATTATGAAATGCAAGCAGATGAAGCAGTATTCATTAGACAGAAAACCTACATGGAGCATCCTTGCGGAAAGAGTGCAGAGGAATTTAAGAAGAAAGACCCGAAGAAATATGCTGAAAGTAATGGTTGGAAAATCACATGTGCAGGTATGCCAAAAGGCTGTTATAAATATGTGACCCCTGATAACTTTAAGATAGGTTCTTCTTTTGCTGGTAAACTTATGCATGAGCGTGTTAGGGGTGGCGTAGTATTAACAGACAAAGAGTTCACTATTAAGCCGAAATAAAATTTACCGATTATCGAACTTGATTTTTTTATGGAAAAGTTGTATATTATAGTTAGGAGCAGGGGCGGTGTATGAGTACCAGCGCCGGACAGCAACCGGGTGAAACCGGCCGGTGCGGTTGGGTTTGCTACCTTGCTTATGCACTCCCTGTTTCCACCATAAGAAAGGAACAGTTATGTATTATAATATAGATAGTGCTTTATCGTACAACGCATTATTCACAATGGTAATGGGTGGCCGCGGTATTGGTAAAACTTATTCCGCAAAGAAAAGGGTCATTAAGAATTTTTTGACCAAGGGCGAACAGTTCGTATATCTACGCCGGTACAAGACAGAGTTAAAGAAGTCTGTACCAACATTCTTTGCAGATGTTGCTAAAGAGTTTCCTGACCATCAATTTAAGGCTACGGCAAAAGGGCTTTATATTGATGAACAGCTTGCAGGATTCTGCATGACACTCTCAACGCAGATTGTAGAGAAGTCAACAGCTTATCCTGATGTGACCTTAATACTATTTGAGGAATTTCTTATTGACCCATCTTCCTCTTATCACTATTTAAGGAATGAAGTTGAAACTTTCCTTGAAGCGTACTCCACCGTAGCAAGAGATAGAGATGTAAAAGCTCTCTTTCTTGCTAATAATGTTTCACTTTATAATCCCTACTTTCTCTATTTTGGCTTACAGCTTATTGGAGAACAAACAGTAGCTAAAGCTAAAGGTGGAGATGTTATTCTTCTTAAAGTAAGCAGCGAAGAATTTGCTAATCATATGGCACAAACAAGATTCGGTAAAATCATAGCAGGAACATCTTACGGCGAATATGCAATAGGAAATGTAGCGCTTAGAGATTCTAATGAGTTCCTTGAAAGAAAACAAGGTACAGCTTACTATTACTTTGGATTCTTCTTTAATGGAGAATTTTACGGAGTATGGCGAGATGATAAGGTGGGGCTGATGTATTGTTCAGAGGATTATGACCCATCTTATCCGTTAAAGTACACATTGAGCATGGCAGACCACACACCAAATACGCTTATGGTTAAGTCAGTTCGCAACCAACCTGTATGGCGGTTAGCCACTGTCCTTTTTCAACAAGGAAAAATGAGGTTCGAGACTGGCAAGGCCAAGGCTGCATGGGTGGGAGTTATGAAAATGCTTAATGAGATAAAGGTTTAAGGAGGTATAAGTTATGGATTGGGCTCAATTGACAAGTCTAATTTCCAGCATTGGCTTCCCGGCTGTTGTCTGTATTCTGCTGTTGAAAAACAATCAGGAGCAGGCTAATGTTATTAGGGATAACACGAAAGTGATGCAATCCCTTGCCGACAAGATTGACTGTATTCTACACAAAGGGGGGGGTGAATGATAATGCCAAGACTTACTCCGGATGAACATGAGGCTTATATGCATAGCATTATGAGTATGTATGAGAATCCTGACGATGGCGCTGAAATGATTAGCCGGCTGCGTGATGATTATACTGCAAGCTTGGAAGCCATTGAGGGCGTACCGCAGGCAGAGTATGATGAACTGAGCGGCAAGTATAATACCTTGCGTGAGCAGTACATCAACAGATTCTTTGGTGGCAACGCTGACCTTATGGAAGCTAAGGATAAGCAGAGCGAGGACATTAAAGATGATGAAGAAGGTAAACAGCTTACCTATGAAGAAGTAGCTGAATCTTACACTGGAAAGGATGAATAATTATGGCAAATGGTGTTAATGTTCTGAATGTAATTCGTCAGAACGCTACTGCTGTATATCAGGATAGAATCCCTGAAGCTACCGCAGAGAATCTACATGAAGTTGGCGATGCTATTCTCACCTACGAAGCACAAGCTAACGAGTTCGTCAATGCGCTGGTTAATCGTATCGGCCTTGTTATCCTAAACAACCGTATGGCAACTAACCCTCTTGCTGCACTGAAAAAGGGCAGACTGGCGGTTGGTGAAACCATCGAGGAAATTTACATTGATGTAATTAAGGCGCAGACCTACGACCCCAGAGCTGCACAGGACACCCTGTTTAAGCGCCACCTGCCCAATGTGTCCTCTGTATTCCACAGCGTTGATAGCCAGCTAAATTACCCTCTGACTATCTCCAATGAGCAGCTTCGTAAGGCGTTCCTGTCTTATGATAGCCTTGACCGTTTCATCGCTGGGCTGGTTGATTCCATGTATAAATCTGCTACGCTGGACGAGTTCATTCAGATGAAGCAGCTTATCAGTGAATGGAATGAGAACAGTCGGTTTATCGTTGAGCCCATCACCGCTGTTACTGATGCTGCATCTGCTCGTGAAGCGATGATTAAGATTAAGGCTGTTTCTGATGGTATGACCATCTTTAACAATCAGATGAACTACGCTGGTGTCTGGACTTCCACTCCCAAGGAGGAGCAGTACCTTATCACCACTCCTGATTTCAACGCCCGCATGGATGTTGATGTGCTGGCTGCTGCTTTCCATATGGATAAGGCAGAGTTCGCCGGTCATGTTATCGTGGTAGATAATATTGGCGACCTTGGTGATGATGGTATCGAAGCCATTCTCGTGGATAAGAATTGGTATCAGGTTTACGATTATCTGCGTACCTTTAAGACCGCTTATAATGGTGAAGGTCTGTACTGGAATTACTTCTACCATGTGTGGATGGTATATTCCCTCTCTCCCTTTGCTAACGCTGTCGCTTTCGGTACTGCTGCTCCTACCGTAACCACTCTTACCGTCACTCCCATCACCGCCACCGTTAAGGCTGGCGGAACTGTTCAGATTACCACCACTGTTACTGGCACTGGCGACCCCACTTCCAAGTGTACCTTTGCTCTCGCTGGCAACACTGACCCTGAAACCGTTGTTAGCACCATGGGTAAGGTTATCCTTGGTAGCAAAGAAACTGGTTCTCTTGGCGATTCTAAGAATCAGATTACTGTTACTGCTACTTCTGTTCAGGACACCACCAAGACTGCTACCTGCACTATCACTGTTGGTTAATCTTATGGTGGGGTGGGCTAACCACCTGCCCCACCTAATTCTTTAAGGAGGGATAGAATGGTAACACCTAATACGATAGTAAAACTGTATAGTGGTATTCCCTGTGACCCTACCTATCAGAATGTTCTCCAATGGGATAGTGTGACAGAACAGAATCAGTTCTTTGCTAATCAAGTGCCTGTTGCTACTTACACTGACTTTCAGTTTATTGACGGAACGAGAGAACTGCGTATTAAGCGTCAGATGGAGAATTGCTATCATATTAACTATGTGGCTTATCAAAACCATCGATACGGTAATAAGTGGTTTTACGCTTTCGTCAATGGTATGCGGTATCTTTCTGCTGAAAGTACAGCCCTTATATTGGATGAAGATATGTGGGCGACTTGGCAGTTTGACCTCACTTTTAACAAGAGTTTTGTTGAACGGGAAACGGTAAGCAATGATGCTGTGGGAGTGCATACCGTGCCGGAAAATGTAGAAAAAGGAGAATATGTTGTAACAGCCAAAACTGATATACAATTCTCTTATCAGTTCATTACATTGTACGCTACGGAGCCGCCTGATGCTGATGCCACTGGATGGAGTTCTTCTTACCCGCTTGGTGAAGCAGGAGGGACGGTTGGTGTAAATGTTCCCATCTATAATAAAACATTCGCCATGAGCGCATTTGCTGGAGCTATTGATGAAATTGCAAAATTTGCGCCAGAGGGTAAAGCGGATAGTCTTATTAGTGTGGTTCTTAGAGCGCAGCCATTAGGTGGTCAAGCTGGTGGAGCGTTCCCGGCTATGAATCTTAACTATGCGCCAAGAAACAACAAGCTATATACATTCCCTTATGTGTGTGCTGTTGCTTACTGCCCCGGCCAAATACTGCAACTTCACTACGAACTATGGCCAAATAGAGAATACTATTTCTCTACTGATGGTGGCCCCAACCAAAGATGGATTTTCATGCCTAAGAATTATGGCGGGGAGATTACTGGTGAAGCATATCAAATCACCATTCCGGGTACAATGGCAATTCCTTGGGTAAGCGACTACTATCAAAACTGGGCGGCTCAAAACAGAGCGCAAAACATAGTTGGCGTGATTGGAGGAGTAGCTGATATAGCTCTCGGCATTGGAGAGATAGCGACAGCTAAGAAACCAAGCGGAGCTATTAGCGGAGCAGGAACGATTGTAAGCGGTGTAAAAGAAATTGGTAATGTTATAGCAGCTTCTGCGAAAGCGCAGATAATGCCTGATGTTATGCATGGCACATTTGAAAACACCACAATGAACATCCTAAATGGCTATCCTGCTATAAATTTTGTGTGCAAAGCTATCCGGCCTGAATACGCAAGAATCATAGATGATTATTTTAGCATGTATGGGTACAAGGTAGCAAGGCTTAAATCCATCGAATTGCACAGCAGAACCAACTGGAATTTCGTTAAGACAATAGGGTGCAATGTAATTGGAGATTGCCCATCCTCTGTTATTGACGCTGTTAAGCTGATGTTCGATAACGGTGTAACCCTTTGGCACAACGGCACATTCAATTACGGAACACTCTCTAACCCCATCATCACTTCTTGAAAGGAGGTAAAGCATGGGAAAGAATAAACCTTTTATTCCTCTAAAGAATGAAAGCAACTCTGCACTATTCTCCAACTCCATCCTTGATTCCCTGTATCGTGGTAGGCTGCATGAGCTAGCTATGGCACGATTTAAGTGGGAGAATCTTCCCCCGGAGATTGACGAACGGTTCTTGGAGATGACCCTTAACGAATATGCTATGGGTGCTTTCTTCTTTGATGATGTTGCACAGCGTTATGTGTTCCTACCGGCCATGATTAACGGTGACTACAATATCTATAATGACCCCATTCAATACAGAGTGTGGGCTATCAATGGGTATCAGCAGGAGCTGACGATGGAGAACTCTGTCATAGTTTACAATAACATGATTAAATCTCCTACATTCCCTTGGCTGGACTACTACGCTGAACAGCTCTATGAAATTGACCAAGCAAGACGAGTTAATATTCTTGCACAGAAAACCCCGGTGCTGTTTAAGGGTACGGATAAACAAAGACTTACTCTTAAAAACATTTGGTTGAAGTATGCAGGAAATGAGCCATTTATGATGGTTGATGAAAGCGTGGATAAGGATAGCTTTACGGTTCTCAAAACTGATGCTCCTTGGCTGGGTGAAGAACTTACGCAAATGCGCCGTCACATTATGGGCGAGATTATGATTTACCTTGGCTATGAAACGCAGGAAGCTACACAGAAAAGTGAGCGTGTTCTTGCAGGTGAGGTTAGAGCAGCGCAGAGTGAAAGCATGAGTTACAGATATAGCCCTCTGCTCATGCGCAGACAGGCCGCTGAAAAAATCAATAATATGTTCGGACTTAACATTGAGGTTAACTTCCGTCAGCCTACCTCTACGCTGGTTGATATGGATGACCCATTCACGCAGTATCAGATGGAAACCTTGAAGTCTACACAGAGTTTTACGACAGAGCCGTTTAATGTGAAGAAAGAGGGTGAGGGTAATGAGTAAATACACAACCGAACTGCGGTACATTATCGAAAGCGGGTATAAGCTCAATGCTCTTACCTCTTATCCTATCTTTGACGAGAATTACCGTTCGGTACTGAATCAGTACATCCTTAATCACTTTTGGATGAGAGAGATAGGTTTTGAAACTGCTGGCGAATTTGACCTGTATCTTGGAAACACCCTTAACGAGATTATGCCGTATTATAATGGTATGTTCAAAATGGCCATGAGTGAAATAGACCCTCTCACAAATTATAAGTATAAGGAAACGCTGGATAAGTCCGATGTGGGTACTACGAGTTCCAACTCTAACACTAACGGTAACAGCAAATCGGTTGAAAGCACCCCGGCTGATGGCCTTGTGCAGATGAACGAGATAGAGAACAATGTGTACGCTTCTTCTGCTACGCTTAACAACAATACGGTCAACGCTAACGGCACTGTTGATAGCAAGACCGAAACGGATTATGTTAAGCTGGTCAGCGGTTATAATGGGGTCAGTGTAGGCAAACTGTATGACGAATATCGTAGATATGTGGTCAGCGTTGTGCGTTTGCTGATGAACGATAAAGACCTAAATCAATGTTTCTTGGGGGTGTATTAAATGATTACTCCATTGCCCTATTGGAACTTTAACCCTGTGCTGCCTACGGTTTTTGATGATAGCTTGTCTTATCTTGAGATGGTGAGCAAGCTGTATAAGAAGCTGGAGGAAACCATCGCAGAGGTTAATGCAATCGACCCAGAAGCTATCCAGCAAGTCCTTGACGATATGCGCAACGAAATTGCAAAATTTGAAGCACAGGTGCAGGAGCAGTACAATAAGCTGGATAGCAAATATCAGGAGCTTTACAACGAGCTTAATGCGAGCATCATTGACCTTGCTGATACCACCGCTGCATCTCTTGAGGAGATGGACACGAAGATTCATAACCTTGGCGAAAGCCTTAAGGATATTATGGATTTGAAAATCAGCGAAAACAATGAGTATATTTTCGGGAGTATCGCTTCTGAAATAATCGGCATTAAGGTGCTTAACTATTTTACTGGCGAAAAGGTAACAGTTCAGGAGATGTTTGACTATCTTGCGCAGCTCCATGCTACGGATGGTATTACGGTTACTGAACTTATCACTCGTCAGAAAACTGTTAATGCTCTTATTGCTCTCAAGTTCACATACGCCCAGCTTGCCATGAATGGTAAGAATATCATTGTATAAGGAGGTAATGTATTATGACTAATACACCTAATTATCAGCTTAAAAAGGTTGAGGGTACTGACCTCTTTAACCCGCTCACTCAAATTAACCCCAACTGGGACGAGATTGACGAAGCTATGAAAGCCAATCAGGGTGCAGGTGTTACAAGTGCTACGCACAACAAGTCCGGCACTCTCCACGCTATTGTTCGTGCCACCGCTGGTGTTCCTATTCTGCGCTTCACCGCTACTGGTGACTTCCGTACTGGTGATACCTTTACGGTTGATGGGAAGAATGTTACTGCACGACTGCCTGACGGTACTTCCCTGCCTGATTATGCGTTCCGTATTAACTCTAATATCATCGCTATTCAGGCTGGTGGTGTGCTTACCATTGTTACCAATGGTGCAAGCGTTGACCTTGAGGGGTACATGGAAACCTCTGATTATGTAGGTTCCGGTGCTACTGGTAAGGTTCACGCTGCAGAGGTTGCGGATGCTGCGACAAGTGCAACAAGCGCTAACAATGCTACCAATCTGAACGGACAGCCTGCAAGCTATTATGCTGCGCAGTCTGCGCTGGCTCCTATGATTCAGAATGTGATGGCAATTCAGGTAGTAAGTGCGCTGCCCACTAACCCTGTTGCTACTACTCTGTATTTGGTAACGGAGTCTTAAATAAGATTAAGGGATGGTGGGTGGGAAAATGGAGGATAAGCATATGATTGACAACATTATTAAAGCAAAAGAACTGTTGGAAAATGCGAGATGCCTTTCTATATTGCATGAGTGCGACCGGGGGATGGTTAGCCCTGCGGAAGCACATATGTATTATGCTATCAGGGATGCGTTGCAGTTGCTGGAGCAGGAGGTAAGAGTATGAAGTGTCCATATAGAATGAATGAGCTGCATACATGTCATGTTGGAAAAACTTATATCTATAAGGAATTTGCCGAGTGTTACGGAAAACCGTGCCCTTATTTCGGTGTTGACAAGAAAGGTGGTTGGTGCAGAAAAGTTGTGGGAGATGCAGGATTCTGCGCTTATCAGGAGGTTCACTAATGGACAGACGAACTCGAAAAATCTTGTCCGGGCTGCATGACGATATTATCGAAATACTGATGAAGTGTGAGGATATTGGAGAAGCAAAGGCAAGGTTAAGGCATATCCTGTTAGCAATAAATACGCTCTTGGTTGAGAGCAAGAAATAAGGAGGAATAACTATGGGTATTTCTTTCGGAAGCACAAGTAAAAAGCCGTATGTGGGGAGTAAGGAGGTACAGGAAGCGTATGTGGGAAGTCAGCTAGTGTATAAAGCACAAAAGCTACCATATCATTATGTGTATCTTGGTGCCGAGAATGCGTATTACATTAGTGACCTTGTAACACTTGGAACGGGCGCCGCTATAACTAAACCCGCTGGAGCAACAACATACAAACTTGCGTTAAGCGGTTTAGCCGGGAACAGCATTAAAATAAACCTTGACCCAGATTTTGTTGGACAGCGTTTCAAGTTGTTGGTGCGGGGTGCAACGAGTGGGCAGAGCATTTTTGTTAAATTTTATAACCCCAGTGGTTTAGGTCTTGAATCGACTTTCAATCTTACAACTCAAGAAACTCTCAAAACCACAAAATTAGTTACACCAGGAGAAGCTTACATTGAAATTAACGCAACAGGTCAGGTATATTTTGATGCTATGAGGTTTGAAGCGGATGCTTAAATTTAAGTCCTGGAGAAATCCGGGACTTTCTTTAAGCGTAATGGTGGTAATATTTGGTAAGTTGGACGACCGACTAATTTACTAATAATAG